TAATCAGATGATGGATTTTCCTAACAGACTCGCACATGACGATTTATTAGATGCCCTAGCGTACATAGACCAAGTATCAGTTGCGGATTTCGCACACACAGTCGAGTTAGATGATGATTGGCAGCCTTCAGACCCAATTGCAGGATATTAATATGGAAGATTTTGATTTTGAAGATTTAAGTGATGAAGAATTAGACGAAATACTAATTTATTCTGAATCAGAGGACAACTTGGAGACAAGGTATGTCGTAGCCTGTCAAATAATAGCCAATATGGTTGAAGATTTGGAATTTGAGTCTTTTTCTAACCCCGATATGGTAGACATGACTATTTGTAAGATGTTAATTGATGGACACATTGAAATTGAACAACAGAAACGTATTCTCCATTGATTAAACGATTGTTCTAACCCTACCTACCCCCTTGCTTTAACTAAATCTCCTCTGTATGAGCAAATATGGAGTTATAAACTCTTATCTACGGTATAATATAGGGAAACTTTTCTAAAGGATATTATTGATGAACTTACATGAATAATAAAGAAAACAAATACCAGGCTTTAGCTAGTTGGCTTAATTATCGACTAGACACATGGCGCACTCACAGAGATATTAACTATACCCAGACCTGGGATGAATATTATCGTCTGTGGAGAGGCATATGGTCAGTTGAAGATAGGACTAGACAGTCAGAAAAGTCAAGAATTATAGCGCCTGCCTTACAACAAGCCATTGAGTCAAGTGTGGCAGAGATGGAAGAAGCCAGTTTTGGCAGGGGAAAATGGTTTGACATTCAAGATGATATGTTAGATCAAGACCCAAGTGAAGCTGAATATATTCGCAACTTACTTCAAGAAGATTTGGAAAAGACTGGTTGTAAAGATGCCATCTGTGAAATCTTTTTGAATGGGGCAATTTATGGAACGGGTATAGGAAAAATTGTGGTTGATCAAACGATTGAACGCTCCCCTTCTGAAGTGCCGATTCCTGGCACTCTAACCACCAAACGAGAACTCGTTGAATACCCTTCCATTGATGTGCGTATCGAACCAATTAGTCCTAACGAGTTTCTTATTGACCCTTCTGCTAACAGTATTGACGATGCTTTAGGCGTTGCACATGAAGTAATCAAACCACGCTACCATGTAATTGAAGGTATACGCTCTGGTATCTACAGAGATGTTCCTATTGATGGTGATTATCAATCAACTAACTTTTCTTATGATCCAGAGATTATGAGTTCTGATGAATCGGATTCCGTTAAGATTACAGAGTATTGGGGTAAAGTACCAAAGCGCTTTTTAAAGGCAAAAGCCGATAAAGATGACTTTGAATACAATAAATCTGATGAGTTAGTTGAAGCTGTCGTTACTATTTGTAATGATGAGCATATTCTAAGGGTTGAAGAGAACGCTTTTATGATGGTAGACCGCCCTTTTATCTCTTATCAACATGACTGCGTACCAAATAAATTTTGGGGAAGGGGTGTCGCAGAAAAAGGCTATAACTGTCAAAAAGCATTAGATGCTGAAATGAGAGCAAGGATAGATTCTTTGGCTATGACTACTACGCCAATGATGGCTGCCGATGCGACTCGATTACCACGAGGCGTTAAGTTTGAAATTCGCCCAGGTAAAACTATATTGACTAATGGCTCTCCAAGAGAAGCGATTATGCCTTTAGATATGGGGCAGACTGACCAGACTACATTTATGCAAGTTCAATCTTTGCAAAACATGATACAAATGGGAACAGGAAGTGCAGAGACAGGCGGTGCGGGTGGAGATACTGCTAGTGGTATGTCTATGATGCAGTCTGCTGCTATTAAAAGACAAAAACGCACCTTAATGAACTTCCAAAATACATTCCTTATTCCTATGATTAACAAATCAATGTGGAGAAAGATACAATTTGATGTTAACCGCTATCCTGTAACTGATTATAAGTTTGTGCCTTACTCAACAATGGGCATTATGGCTAAAGAATTAGAGATGCAGCAAATGGTGCAGATGTTACAAGCTGTTCCTAAAGACTCACCTGCGTTTAATGTTATTTTGTTAGCAACATTCCAAAATTCTTCTATGCACAATAGAGATCAAATTGTTAATGCGCTTATGCAAGGTGATGAGCCTGATGAAGAAGCACAAAAAATGCAAGAAGCACATATGCAATTAGAAATGCAGCAGCTTGAAGCAAACATACAAAAGACATTATCTGAAGCCAAAGAAGAAGAAGCTAGGGCTATGAAACATCAATCAGATGCAATGAGCAATCAACCAAATGACATGGATTTCCAAGAGAAACTACTTAAATTACAAAAAGATCAAATTGGATTGCAAAAAATTGCTGCTGATATTGAAAACAAACGCAGTGAAACTGCTCGCAACATACCAGAAGTAGAACATCTTAAATCTGAAACTATATTAAACCTAGCTAAAGCTAGAGAAGCTGGTGCAAAAACAGTTATAAACGGAAATTTCCAATAATTAAAAACCTTCTATGGCCAAAACAGATGTACAGTTTATAGAGGACAGGTTAGCAATGATGGAGTCAGATGGATGGCTTGATCTTGTTGCTGATTTAGAAAACATTCAGACTAATGTAGTAGATATCGACACAATGTCTGATGAGAGAGACCTTTTCGAGGCGAAAGGGCAGTTAACTATCATTCGTTTTTTATTAACGCTTGAGAACACAACTGAAATCACTTTGGAACAATCTCAAGAAGATTAATTTTTTTTAAGACTCCAAAATTTACATAACTTCATAACCCTACTGGGCGGAGACCACAAATGAGTATAGTAGTAGACACTGCACCTTTAGATGCAGCACCAATAACAGACATCCAGGAACAATTTACAGAAGATACAACCCAAGATTTACAGGCTGGGGAAACCCAACAACCTGAATCTATTATTCCTGAGAAGTATGCTGGGAAAACAACTGAAGATTTAATAGAAATGCATCAAAATTTTGAAAAAATGCAAGCTACGCAAAACGAGGAGTTAGGCAAACAGCGAGCAATAATTCAGACTTTACAAGATGCAAAACAAGCAGAAGAAGCTATTTCACCACTAGAAGAAGCAGTTAATTTTGAACAAGATTTTTATAGTGACCCTGCGGATGCAGTAAATAAAGCTATAGAAAACCATCCAGAGTTAATTGAAGCAAGAAAAGAACGAACAATCCAGGCACAACAACATCAAATAAGTGTTTTAGAAAAAGCATATCCAGATTGGCAAACAAAAGTTGCTACTGAAGATTTTCAAAAATGGGTAAGTGAATCGACAATACGAACTGAGATGTTTAAGAAAGCAGATAATGATTATCGACCTGATTACGCAATAGAACTCTTCAGTATGTACGATCAAGTCAACATGATTGACAAGACAAAAGAGGTTCAAGCAGCAGAAGGTATTAAAAGAGATAAAGCATTAAAAGCAACAAGCTCTGAGACTCGTTCAACTTCAGATTCTAGTTTAGGTGGCAAAAAAATATACCGCAGGGCTGATTTAATCAACTTGCAGGTAACTGATCCAAACCGTTACGCATCACTTGCTGATGAAATTCAGTCAGCGTATGCCGAAGGTAGGATCAAATAATAATACTATAACAGGAGAAGAAACATGGCGTTAGGAACTAATGGCGTAACAGCTGCGGTTGCCAATAACTTCATCCCAGAATTGTGGAGCGATGAAGTTATAGGTGCTTATAAAACAAATCTTGTGTTGGCTAATTTAGTCACCAAGTTATCACACAAAGGTAAGAAAGGTGATACGATTTACATCCCAGTACCAGCAAGGGGTGCAGCAAGTGCGAAAGCAGCTAATACACAAGTCGTGTTGTCAGCAGCTACTAACACAGCAGTAACAGTAACAATCAATAAGCATTATGAATACTCTAAGCTAATTGAAGATATTGCAGAAGTACAAGCACTAGCATCAATGAGAAAGTTCTATACTGACGATGCGGGTTTTGCGCTCGCCAAGCAGGTGGACTCTGATCTATTTTCTTTAGTTGAAGGTTTTCAAGGCGGTACAGTCGGTGGCGCAGCAGCAAACTCGTATGAAAAAGCATACATTGGTTCTACTGGTGCAGCTTTCTATACAGGTAACTCATCTAACGCAGCAGACATTACGGATGCTGGTATTAGAG